CGGACATTGATGTTCGTGCGACGGTTCGAACCAACAACGCTCTCGTTACTGCGGCCTATGATTTGATGCTGATTAAGAACGGGGGGCCGCTCTGATGGCAAAGATCGACAAGTCTAAGATGAAATGCAACAAGCCCAAGCGTCAGAAGTCTGGCGGTAAGAAGTTTGTTGTGAAGGCGTGTGACAAGGGGAAAGAGAAGATCGTTAGATTCGGAGATGCGAACATGACGATTAAGAAATCAAATCCTGAAAGACGAAAATCGTTTAGAGCAAGACATGGTTGCGACAAAGGAACATTGGATAAACTCAAGGCCAAGTACTGGTCGTGCAAGCAGTGGTAGATTTATGGACAAGAACTTACAGCTTTTGTTTTGGGGGACAGGACTGACACTTTCGTCGGCAGGGTTGGTGTGGATGATTACCACGCTTATTTCTGTGGACAAAAGGACCGAGGTCATAGACGTCAAGATGGAAGTTATGGATGAGAAGATTGATCATCTGGTAGAAGCGGTAACAAAGTTAAGCACAAGGCAGGCACAGTATGATAGGTCGTGGTCAAATGTCGTTCCAAGTCACCAAGCCTCCGCAGGAGAAAACTAATGCCAGCAAAAAAGGCAAAAAAGGACGCGTGTTATCACAAGGTAAAAAGTCGGTACAAGGTGTGGCCCAGCGCTTACGCGTCGGGGGCACTGTCAAAGTGTCGAAAGGTCGGAGCCGCCAACTGGGGAAACTCTACTAACAAGAAAGCGGATGGCGGACTAATTACTTCGTTTGATAACCCAAAGCGCCCAGCGCGGAACCGTTACAGAGGCGGTGGCGTGGTTGCATCTGGATGTGGCTGCGTTGAGGAAAGCAGACGTAAGAGTACAAGGACGTTCTGATGCCAAAGAAGAAGGGTAACTCACTACGCACATGGTTTGCTCAGAACGACGGCAAAGGCTGGGTCGACTGTAAGACAGGCAAGCCATGCGGTCGTCAGAAGGGCGAGAAGCGAAAAGGTTACCCTGCCTGCCGTCCTACGATGGCGCAATGTACATCTGCGGCGAAGAAGAAAACATCTTCGAAGCGGATCAGTTGGAAGAACAAGAAGGCCAATGGTGGCTTGGTAAGAGTGTTTTGAGAACCATAAGGAGTATGATATGAAAGACCTAAGCGGAGACGGAAAAGTCACTAAGAAAGATGTTCTGATCGGTCGAGGCGTGATCGAAAAGAAAAATGGTGGTATGGTTAAGCAGGGCTACAAAGCTGGCGGTATGATCAAGAAGGGTTATAAGTACGGCGGTAAAGTAGGCTACAAAGCTGGCGGCTGCGTTATGGCTGGTCGCGGCGGGTCATATAAAGGCGAGATGTAATGACAACTTCAGGTTCACGCGACTTTAACATGGACGTAGGCGAGATTATCGAGGAAGCGTATGAACGCTGTGGCCTCGAGGTCCGCACGGGCTATGATGCTAGAACAGCGCGTCGGTCGTTGAACCTGATGTTTGCTGACTGGGCCAACCGTGGCATTAACATGTGGACGGTCAAAGAAGGCACGATCACCTTGACGCAAGGTCAAGCCCAGGAAACTTTGGATGCGTCGGTCGTTGACGTACTAGAAGTTGTACTTCGCCGTGACGGAACGGACTACGAGATTGAGCGGATTAGTCGTGGCGAATACTCTACCCTACCAAACAAAACCACGCAGGGTAGACCAAGTCAGTACTGGTTGAACAAGCAAATCCAGCCTGTGATTAATTTGTGGGCTGTCCCTGAAAACTCAACAGATCAGATCATTTACTACTATGTACAGCGAATTGAAGACGCCGACGCTTTGGTCAACACTACCGATATGCCTTTTAGATTCTATCCCTGTATGGTTGCTGGTCTGGCCTACTACATTGCAATGAAGAGAGCGCCCGAGCGTATACAACTTTTGAAAGCTGTCTACGAGGAAGAGTTCCAACGTGCAGCGGACGAGGACGAGGACCGAGTTCCGTTGAAGTTACAACCTAGCATTAGTTATATGAGGGTGTAATGGCATACGCTTCTGGCAAACACGCATGGGGAATATCTGACCGCTCTGGCTTTCGGTATCGTCTGAAGGACATGAAGAAGGAGTGGACTGGTGCGCTTGTTGGTCCAGATGAGTGGGAGGCAAAGCACCCACAACTTTATCCGCCCAAGGCATATCCAGATCCGCAGGCGTTAAGAAACCCACGCCCAGACAAGCCAGAGGGTCTGACGGTATATGTTGGTGTTCCTTTGGTAGAAAACCCAAACCTTTCATCGCCTAGAGCAATCGGCAAGGTTGGCAGCGTTACGGTGACGACATGACTATGACATACGGCGAACTGAAGCAGGCCATTCAGGATTATACAGAGAACGACGAAACGACGTTCGTAAACAACATACCGTTGATGATCCGTTTGGCGGAGGAGCGCATTCTGAAGAATGTGTCCTTGAACCTGTTTCAGAAAAACCAATTTGGTAACATGACCAGCAGCAACGAGTACTTGGCTACTCCGTCTGATTTCCTTGCTCCGTTTTCGTTGAGCATCGATGTGGACGGGGACAAGGAGTTTCTGCTGTTTAAGGATTTAGATTTTGTGCAGAGTTACACGCCTGATGCGACGACAACAGGCCAACCTAAGTACTATGCGCAATTCGATGTTGACAACTTTATCATCGCGCCGGCTGCTTTATGGTTCACTGGTTGAGGCGTACATCTTCATGAAGGGTGAGCCGCAGATGATGCAGCTATACGAGCAGCGGATGCAAGAATCTATGGCTCGCCTGAAAAACCTTGGCGAGGGCCAAGAAACAACCGACGAGTATCGCAAGGGACCCGTCACAAGACAACGCACATAAGGAGATGCACAATGGCCTTCAATGGTAATTTCATGTGTACGACATTTAAGCAGGGTCTTCTAAACGGAGACTTTGACTTTAGCTCTGACACATCACACGTATTCAAGATTGCACTGTTTACAAACAGCGCAGTTCCAACCGACTTTGGTGGGACAGGATCAGACATGGATGCGACAGTTAAGTACTACGCAACAACGAACGAGATTGCGGCAACTGGATCTGGCGGCAACCCATACGTTGCAGGTGGCGGCACGTTGACGATTTCAACAAACCCGACAACATCTGGTACAACAGCGTATCTGAGCTTCTTAGAAGAGACGTTCACTAACGCTACGATCACAGCTCGTGGTGCCATCATCTACCGCTCGGATGCTTCGGCTCCGACGAACGATGCTTGCGTGGTTCTGGACTTTGGCGCGGACAAAACGTCTACATCTGGTGACTTCACAATCACGTTCCCAACAGCGGATGCCTCTGACGCGATCATTCGGATAGCCTAATGACTGACGTCGTCGTCCCCTTTTCTGGTTGGGGTCGAGGGACTTGGAGCCAGCTCTCTTGGGGGCAGGACTCTATAACCAATGACGGTGCGACTGGACAAGTTGGCTCGGTAACGATTGTTGCCGAGGCCAATGTTCCTGTGACTGGACTTGAGGCGACGACAGCCGTTGGCGGGGTGACAATCTCTGCCGACGCAAACACAACAATACTTGATGACACAGGGGTCGAGGCGACTGGTGCGGTTAATGGAGTAACCGTAACGGGTAATGCAACGGCACCTACAACTGGCATCGAGGCGACAGGCGGCGTAGGTACACTTACTATCAGTGCCGATGCTAACGTAACGATTGACCCTGGTGTTGAGGCGACGGGTGGCGTAGGCGAAGTTACAACCACCGCCGACTCAAACGTCACGGTCGGTGGCCTTGAAGCCACGGGCGCAGTTGACGAAGTTACAATAACGGGTGATGCCAACGTTCCAACGTCGGGCCTTGAGGCGACTGGTGACGTAGGTACACTCACGATTTCGGCGGACTCAAACGTTACCGCTGGTGGTGTTGAGGCGACTGGTGCGGTGGGTGTTGACACCACTGTGACTGGTGACTCCAACTACACAATTCCGACAGGACTAGAAGCCACAGGTGGTGTTGGCGAAGTTACTGTCGCAGCAAATACAGACGTCGCGATTACAACGGGCGTCTCAGCAAGTGGCGCGGTAGGCGACCCGACGATTCAAACACAGAACCGTGTGGTCGTCACGGGCGTTTCAGCTACAGCATCCGTAGGAAAAGTTCTTGTGTGGAGCGTTGTTGTTCCAAATCAAGATCCGAGTTATACTCCTACTCAACCAACACAATCCCCTGGCTGGGCGGACGAGACGGTTTCGCAGTCGCCAGGATGGACCCGAACAGCAGCATAGGATACAGCCATGCCCAGTACATATACTACAAATAACGGTATCGAGAAAATCGGAACAGGTGAACAGTCGGGCACATGGGGCGATACAACGAACCTAAACTTCGACATTTTGGACCAAGCGCTTGATGGTCAGGTTACGATCACGGCGACAGACACAGGTTCTTCTGGTTCTCCAAACACCCTCCCTATTACAGACGGCACGATCTCTGACGGTCGCAACCGCCTGATCATCATCTCTGACGGTGGGGATCTGGGCGGCAGCGTTTACTACCAGCTTACGCCTGCGGATGCGGAGAAGGTCATCTTCTTGCGTAACGACCTGTCTGGCGATCAGGATTTGATCCTGTTCCAAGGTACATATAACGCGGCTCGTGACTTGAT